CAATTTACTTATTTGTTTTTTATATTTGTTTTTCATTAATTTCCTTTCGTTACATTGTAAATAAACAATTTGGGTATATCTGTCAAATAGTATTTGACATGAATAACCAATTTGATACTAGTTAATAAACAATGAGAGGTATATGGTTATTGATTTAATAAATAATAATAGTATCTCATCTATTAAAAACATAGATGAGGATTTAGCATTAAGTTATTATAAAAAACTTAATTTAGATCACAGTTCACCATCACAAGAAACATTATCAGATTCCGATTGGCTAATAAAATATTGCCTCTTCACACAAGAGGATCGTAGATTAATGAATATTAATCATCGTATAACTGCTGGTTTATCCATTGGTAGAGCTTCGCAACGATATGTTTCTAAATATATATATGATGCTGAGAAAAAAATATTAAATGAAAAACAAGATTTAGATAAAATTATACAAGAAGAAATAAAAGAATATAATAAATACCAAGCACACAACGAAGCTGATAAAGAAATGCACGAGGATACTAAAAATTATTTAGTAGATATGATTAAGATTACAGTGAAAGCCATAAAAGATATTGGTTTAGCAGAAGAGTCAGCCAGCGAAAGATATTGCTCATATAAATTTAAAGATATTATTTTACCAAAACTAGGTAGAATAGATTACGAAGATAATAAAAACAAATTCATAGAATTAAAAACTAAACATAGATCAAAAAGAAAATCAGAGACAAAAGCTGGTTTTAGTTGGATTAAAGGTTATCTTCCTAAACAACCTGATGTTAATCATGTTAAACAATGTGCATTCTATTGGTACGCTACAAAAAAAATTCCTCACTTACTTTATGTCAATCAAGACAGTTATAATATTTTTACACCTGATACTTGCGAATTGCTTACGCCTGAGTACATGGAATTCTTAGTGCAGCAAGATTTAATTAAATCTAAGATTAGACAAAATTTAGTTTATCTTTGCAAAGGCAATCCTTATGAAATGGCAAAGATTATACCACCACCAGATTTTTCTAGTTTTATATGGAAAGATATTCAAGAAGAATACGTACGTAGAGCCGCATCATTATGGGATAATATATAATGAATATAAATTATTATTATAAACAACAAGAAAAAATTAAAAAACAATTTATTAATGATGCTTTAATGTTACAAATAAAAAAACGAGAGGATAAATTATTTAAAGATATGTTTATAAAAATATTTTTAGTTATAATTATATTTTTATTGCTGGTTTATTTAATTGCTAAATGAAAATAATCTTAACAATTATTCTTATAAATGGCACAACACATTCATTTGAATTTAAAGTTAATGAAATTAATCCTTATTTGTGTGATTCTTTATTTAATAAGTATACATACGTACACACAAATGGGTTTAGTGAAGCAAGAAACAAGACTGGCATATATTATAAATCAAAAGAAGTATTTGCCTACACTTGTAAATATAAAACAATGTAGAGGAAACGATGAAAGAAAAAATAAAACAAGTTAATGATTTATGTGAAACACATGGTACATACATTAATCAACATGGTAAGAAAACAGTGTCAGCTTGGTCAAAGATAAAATATTTTAGAGAAGTTTTTGGCACTGAATTTGGTATTAATTGTAGGATTATTGAGCATTCAGATAGATATGTAATTATGAAATGTGAGATCCTTGGTTATGATCCTGAAAGAATTGTTGCAAGTGGATATTCTAAACAATACCGAGATAAGCCAGGGTATTTAGAAATAGCAGAAACCTTTGCAATCACACGAGCTTTATCAATCATGGGTATTCTTCTTGAAGATATGACATCTAAAGAAGAGTATGAGGAGTTAAATATTCCAGTACAACTTATGAATGGCAAAGATACTGCATCAATAAATGATGATAGTATAATTAATGAACTGATGAAGAAGGTGCATCATGCACCGCATACAGCTAAACTAGATTTTCTGTGGCGTGCCAATAAAGATCTTCTAAATCAAATAAAAATAAAAGATCTCAATACTTACAATTCAATCTTAAATAAGTTTGAAAGTAAACGTAATGAGATCATAACTCAAAATGAGGTATAGATGAACGACCAACCAAAGAACAAGATATATTTAAATCTTGTTCCTAACTTAAATAAAAAACAAGGCGACAATCAACCAGTATTTGTTGCACCTAATTCTCCAAAAGCACCAGAGGGTAAAAATTGGAAAATGAATGTGAACATTTGTGGAGATTGGTATGATTATGCTGCTTTTGATGGAGTTGATATAGATGGTAATTCAACAGGTGGATACACTGTCATTTTAACTAAAAAAGAAAGTCAACCAACACAAAACAAAGCACAAGGTTCTTTTAAAACTGCAGGATTTCAAAAAAAATCCTTTGCAAATAACAAGAGCTTTGGTAATCGTAACTACTAATAGTATATAAAAATACTATTCATTCTACCCTTGGGTTTTTACCCAGGATCGCATAGATCCAACCTTTCGTTGTCCCAAGGGTAGAGTAAACAACAAAGAATATACATGATAAGTAAAGAAGACTTTATTTCCATTGAAGAAAAGATTCATAAAAAGATTATGCAAGAACGCCACGAACAGTATGGTGATTATGAGGAAAACTTTGCTTTACTTGCCGAGCTTTTCTCTATTGTATTGTTTGATAAAGTTAAGGTAGCATTAACCCCTGAGGATGTGGGACACCTAATGATGGCACTAAAACTATATCGTTGCACTAAAAAATTTAAAGCTGATAATTATAATGATCTTGCAATCTATTGCAAGATGACAAAGAATTTAAGACATAAGAGTATTGCCAAAAAGGGTAAATAATGGTAAAGTTTATTCGTAATAAAAACTGTGAGTGTTCTTTTGTTTATACAGAAGAATTTGATAGTGCTGAAATTGCATCAAATCCAGCTGCCAAAGGTGTAGTGATTGATGTTAAAATTAAAAATATCAAAACAGTTTTTACAACAATAAAACAGAAAGATGATTTAGTTGGAGAAACTAAAAATTCGTCTGCAAAAAATGAGAGATTTACAAGAAATGAAACACAGAAAAGCTCTTGAATTCTTTCATAAATATCAAAAGAATCTAAACGATTCTAAAAAATTGATATTTAAAATTGAGCAGACAAAAGAAAAGATAATGGCGTAATCATTATCTTAAATTATAAAACAACAAATAGTTGCATACGCAACTAAGGGGAAGCCATGACGCCAAAAGAAATGTATAAGCAAATTAAATTGCGATATTCTTTTAGTATTTTTTCAAATTTATCAGATGCAGAAAGAAAAATTTATCGTACAGGATTTAGAACTGGATATAGATTAGCAAGACAATTTTTTAAATCAAATAAAAGATCTAAGAAAGTTGTTAATCATATAGCAATCAATGATGTTGTAGTACCTGAAAATGTAAAAGATATTTTAGCAATCATTGCTAATCAATTAAATGTAAATGTAAATGACATTACTGCAAGAACTAGAATACAACAAGCTGTAATTGCAAGATCTATATTTATAAATGTTTTGCGAGATAAATATAATATGCCATTTACAAAGATTGCAGTATTACTTGGTAATAGAGATCATACTACAATGATCCATCATGTTAGAATGAAAATTAATAAGGAACATTACTGGCAACCAAATTATATGATCTGGAATAGATACCAGTATGTGATGGATAATGTTAAATAATTAATCTTTAAATCCTGATAACAAACTCTTATAAGCCTTTTTAGATATAGTGGATTCTGATTTGCTTCTAGATGTACCAGCTTCCTTACGTTTGTTAATATTGTAATATAAACCCTTACGAGCCATCTTACCTTCTTTTGTTTTATGATATTTAGATTTATCCATATTATTTACTCATTAGTGATTTGTTTTTTTTACCATTATCAATAACTCCTCTACCTTTCAATATATCTTTAAAAGTTACTTTACCATCTCCTGTTAGATCTGGAAAACCTTTTTTCTTTTTATTATTTTTTTTCATGTTAAATACTTATTTTAGTTTTTAAATAATTAATATACATTTCAATTCTCTTATCAAGTGTAATATTTTTAATATATTTTTGTTTTTCTGGTGCATGAACATTGGCTAAATACATATCAAAACAACTATGTTCCATGCTATGACAGAAATTTAATTTTTCAGCGTTAATAATCCACCCACCCTCATTTGATATATGTTCTTTGCCACAGATATAACAGTAACCGCAGGATTTAATTATTATTTTTCGTCTTGCCAAAACTAACTTTTCTTATGTCTAGCAGCAAAAGCACGAGCTGCTTCTTTTGATCCAAAACCCCAGGCTTTAAGTGCTAGCTTTAATCTTGTTGGCTTACCAGATTTAGTAAGTAGAGATCCTTTCATACCACCAAAGCGAGCCGCAAAAGAAACTCGTCTTGGGTTTACCCCTGATTTGACTGGAGCTTTTAAATTAGATCCTTCTGTTCTTTTAAAGTATGCACGACCAGCAGCATTTAATCCACCACTAGGATTTTGATAAATTTTTTTAACCATAATTTATTTTTTATTAAAGATATCTAATGTAGGTTTTAATCCATAGATTGCACCAAAGATACCAATGATTAACCATTGATACCATGTAGGAAATTTACCAAAGTAATCAAAGAATAAATCGAGTTTACTTTTAATTAATGGGTCATCAGTAAAAATAGCGTAGGATAAAATAATTATAGGTATACAAACGACTATCAAGACTAGCTCATCTTTCCACCCAGCTTGTTGGTCTACATATACATCTCTTTGATATTCTATTTCTCCTTTAGCCATTCTTTCATAATATCTTCGTTCGGCTTCACTTTCTAATAATTCTGATTGCTTATGATTTTTATAAATCTCAGCACCAGTTTTAAATAAAGTTGGTATTATATTCCACCACATGTTAAACACATTTTATCATTAATTTAGCCAACTCTTCACACCTGCTAGGTGTTTGTCTATACCAAGCAGAGTTTAACATTTCTTTAGCTGCTCTTGTATAATCATATTCTTTTAATGCTTCAAACATTTTTTTAAACTTAGAAACACCAGTTTTACCTAATTGAAATACCATTTCAATAATTATTTCTTTAACAAGCAATGCTACAGTATAACCTTTCAGTAATTCTTCTGCACCTTGCACAGCATTGTTAAAATCTTTTTCAAACAATTTTTCAAATATATCTTTGTCATAAATAACACCTTCAACAAAATCATCTTCTTCTGTAATTAAATGACCATAGCCAATGGTAGCTTTACCTAATGAGTCTAAATAAACTTTATCTAAAAATCCTTCGTGTTTTTTAATTCTATTTTTAAGATTTTCGTACATTTTATTTAACAATTATCTTACCATCTTCATAAACATAGACAATCTTAACATTTAATGTTTGTTGTAATTTAGTTGGAGATCTATTTATTCTATCCTTTTTCTTATGTGCATATTTAGTATTTGATTTTCTATATGATACAGACTTAACATCATAATTAGTATATTGTTTTTTTTTAATATTATAAACAACAAGATCTATTGGACCAACACCACCTAATGCTGTAAATACAATAAGATTAGGATCTTTAGCAAAGTGAGCTTGTGCTAATGCTTCACTAACTAAACCCTTATCTGATTTCTTCATCAGTATTGTATTTTAGTTTTTAGTTTTTGAATTGAAAGAAACTTGCAATTGCAGTAACAATTGTGCCTATAAATATAATAAAATAAATAACACCTTTACCTTTATTCATATCACCACGTAAATCTTTAACATCAATTCTTAATTCATCAATGGATTTAATGAGCTGTTCCATTCTTTCAGCACATAACTTTTCATGTGCTGACAAACGAACTGATGTATTAGACATAGCATTGCGTTTCTTTTTCATTGGCATACCATATATAGTGGCATACAAAAGTCAATTATAGATTGTAATTAATAGATTGTTCTGATGTTTCTATACAATCAAAATGAAAAGATGGTTT